CCGAATGTGATGGGAAAGGTTGCAATGAATGTGTAATAATTTTAAATGATGAACTATGAAAAAATGTACTTACTGCAAGAAGGAAAAACCAATTGAGCAATTCAACAAGAATGCCTCTGCCAAGGACAAACACGCACATAGGTGTAAGTCATGCGAAAAGGCAATTAAGGACAACAAAAAAGATATCTACTCAGATTTATACAAGATTTTTTAATAATCAAAACCAAAACAATGACAAGCAAAGACCTCAGAAAATTAAGAAGAGACAAAGAAGTTACCCAAGAAAAACTTGCAGAAATTAGTGGAATCTCACTTGCCACAGTCAACAGAGCAGAAAAGACTGGCAAGGTTAGACTCAGCACAATGCAAAAATTATTTCAAGTTTTAGAAGAAATTAATTAACTTTAACATTAAATAAATCACAACAATGAAAAAACAAGTCACAACTAATGTCAGAGTCCCTGCCGAATGGTTAAAGGTTAGCATGAACGACATCATGATAATGGTCACTGCTACGATTAACGATGCAGAGGATTACCTTGATGTCAATGTTAGGGAGATTCTTATGCCAGGGTATCACTGCTTAAACATCTTGCCTCAGTTTCATACTGCATTTTATGAGTTAGTAGAGCAGAAGTGTATGGATGCTTACACGTTCAAGATGGATTCAGAGTATGACCACGAATACTATTCAGATTATGCCTTCTGAACGAATTGAGATGACCCTTGCAGTCAATGGTGAAGTTCGTGCTACTGCATTCCCACAGCGAACCTATGAAGGGATAGAGACCCAAAGGAAGCAATGGTACTACTTTTATGGACTTAAAAGTGTAAGAGATTGGGAAATATACATTTCTCATAGGTCACCAATGAAAGAAAATACACCATTTAGAATTACTAAACCTTTTCCTTATCAAATAAAATCACAACAAAATGACACAACAGAATCAAGAGCAACAAGCCTCTATTGCGAACCAGTTAATCTTGCAGGGGGACTTGTCCAAACTGTCGGCAAACGACAAAGTGAGGTACTATAACGGGTATTGCGAAAGGATGGGACTTGACCCATTCACCAAACCATTTGACATCCTTAGACTCAACGGCAGAGAGGTACTTTACTGCACAAGGTCAGGAACTCAGCAACTAAATAAGTTGCATAAGGTATCTCACTTGATTACCTCAAGGGATACTAACGCAGAAGCAGGGGTTTACATTGTAACAAGCAAGGCATCCCTTCCTGATGGTAGGTGTACTGAATCCATTGGTGCAGTCAATATTGCAGGACTAAAAGGAGAGGCTTATGCTAATGCTATTATGAAGGCAGAAACCAAGGCAAAGAGAAGGGCAACGCTTGACTTGTTAGGATTGGGTGTTCTTGATGAATCAGAAGCAGAAACCATCCCTAATGCATCCACAGGGGCATTACAGACAATGGTTGAAGCATTGCCTCAAATGGAGGTGGAAGCGGTTGAGGTTATTGAGGAAGACCCTGAGTTGAGCATTGGCAGACTTGCTATTGCAATCAAGAAGGCAAGTAACATTGTAGAACTTAAAAAGGTTTACGATGATAACAAGCATAAGATTGAAACCAACAAATTTATCAAGGACCAATTAAAAGCAAGAAAAAATGAACTCCTTAAAGGTTAATGAGATTAAAGTCGGGGATATTGCTCCCACCAAGTTTGGCATTGAGTTAATGGCAGATGCTATCCAAGAGCAGGTTAATGATGGTCTGCTTGATCCTTTAGAGGTGGCAATCAAGTTCAACAGTTTAGAACAATTAATTAAATCGGTAAAATCTCGAATAACCGAGAATGTTCTTGCAGAACTTATGAAGCACCCAAAAGGGAAGGCAGAGGTACTTGGGGCATCAGTATCTCAGATGGATTCGGTAAAGTATGACTTCTCAGACCTTCCAGGTTGGTCCGAACTTGAAGAGCAAATCAGTGCATTAAAGGAAAAGCAAAAGGAGATAGAGGACAAAGAAAAGACCTACCATAAGGGAGACCTACCCATAAAGTCAGTAACTTCAACCTTCAAAATTCAACTTTCAAAATAAACAAATATGCAAAAATTAATCAGCCTAAACATTGACGTGAGTAAAATTGACGCTAAAAGATTGTACAAGGGTAAAAAAGGACAATATTTGTCCGCAACTTTATTCCTCAAGGAAGAGGTAGACCAGTACGGAAACAATGGTTTTATCGTTGAATCCATCACCAAAGAAGAAAGGGAGAAAGGACTTAAAGGTACAATTATTGGGAATGCTAAATTTATGGCAGCAGGTGGACCTCAAAAGCAAGAGATAGAAGAAAGTTTACCATTCTGATTAAATCACAAGGGTGGGGTTATAATGACCTCACCCACACTTAAACCAAATATTATGCAAATCACATTAGACAACTACGAACAAGAAATAGTCAGAGGCATCGCACTGGCAAGGCATAAGAACAACATTGATAGAGGTAGCAGAGATTACAAGATGGGTAATGGAGATGACCTACTCATCAACATTGAAGGTACTGGTGGTGAGTTCGCATTTTGCAAACTGAAAAACATATACCCTGACATGACCATAGACCATCCGATTCCATACGATTGCTACATCAATGGACATGGGTATATTGATGTAAAGACCACCAAAAAACCCTTTGGGATGCTCTTGGTAGGTACTTGGAAATCAAGAGCAATACCTGACTATTATGCTTTAATGGTGGGTGAGTTTCCAAACTATGAGTTTAAAGGATTCTTCCCAGGTGCAGAGGTATTTAAAAGGGAGAACCTTGTTGACTTAGGACATGGTCAAACTTATGGCATTGAGCAGGATAGGTTAAAAATGGAACTATGAGGGATATAACATTTCATTTAGAGAATGCGGTTGAGTACTTGGTCTATGACTTATCAATACTTGACATTGAAGAACGTAGGGCAAAGGCGGTAACTTTTAGATCAGGCAAGTGCGTGTGTAACTTTATGGGATATCCTCCCAATAAGATTAGCGACTTGAGGCAGGTTGGTCGCAAGGTTATCAGCAGGATTAATGGCAAAACCTATGCGGTCCGAGTGAAGAAAAAAGTTGAAGATGTTAAATAAAATGTTATATTTGGAGTACTTGATAGTGGAACATCAAGAGCATTATAAAATTATTAATGCCTTAAGGAGATTCGGAGGTTTAGCGTAGGCTGACCTGTTCCACCCGAATCTTTTTAAGGTATTTTTTTTATGAATACTGGACAAATTGTAAAGAGCAAATCAACCGAAAGGTTCACAACTTTACCAAATGAGTTGATAAAGTCCAAGTCTCTGTCTCTTGATGAAAAAGGTCTTTTGAGTTATTTATTATCACTTCCATCTGATTGGGTCATTTATAAAAAGAATCTGTACAATAATCTTCCCGACAAACCTGGAAGCATAGATAGGGCATTTAAAGGATTGCAGTCTAAAGGTTATATCTTATCAATAAAGATGCATGACCAAGGTACAGGAAGGTTTGTAGGTTGGAATCATATTGTCTATGACATCCCTGCCGAAAGTGAACATTGCCGAGTTCGGGAAAACCCGACATCGGAAATTACCGACCTCGGTGAAAGTACCATTATACAAAAGACTAATTCCATACAAAAGAAAGATTTAATACAAATAAAAGAATTAGAGTTCATTTCTGATGACTGGGAAAATGTTTGGAAAGGATGGATGGAATATAAAAAGGTTGAGCATGGTAACAAGTTCAAGTCTGCCAAGACTGAGCAGACTGCCATAAACAACTTGGTAGAACTTTCTGGGGGTAATTTAGAAACTGCGAAAAAAGTTATCAATCAAAGCATCTCAAATAACTATAAAGGATTATTCAAACTTAAAGAAACCAAAAATGGAACAAGCACTAAGTCAAACTTTGACATCTATAATGAGAAACGAAACGAGTACCATGACTACTTCTCCGAGATTGACAGACTCAGAGCAACTGGACTTGGAACGCTTTAAACTTGCAAGGGTATCAGAAAAGTTAAACACTTTGAGCATTGCTCTTGTGATTGATGAACTTATTAGGGGTATGCATAAACTTGGCATCAAGGGAGATAAGATACCCAACAAAGAGGAACTATCTGTCATGTATAAGTCAATCGTTGAGGAATACCCTAACATCAAGTTCGGTGAGTTATCTCTTGCTTTTGATTTAGCAAGTAAGGGTAAACTTGATATGGAAGCAGAAACCTATCAGAACTTTTCAGTCTTGTATCTACATAGACTACTCAGGTCATTTGCAAGGTATGGGATGCAGAAGTTAAATGAGATTAAACCAGTTGAGCAAGAAAGCAAATGGCAACCAAGGTACATATCTGATGATGAAAAGATAGAAACTGCCTTTGATTGTTACTCCAAGTTTCGCCAATGGGATAACATTGTGTTCGGTATTGATGTCTTCCATATCCTGCACAAGAGAGGCAAAATCATTGTTGAGGTAGAGGATACCTATGACAAGGTAATAAAGGCAATGAATGATAGAATGTTTCAAGGTAGCAGACAAGATAAAATAGACATAAAAAACAAGTTAGCAGATGATGACTATCTTGAGCATCAGTGTATGAGAATGGCGGTATCTTGCTACTTTGATAAACTTTTAAAAGATAAATAATGGACCTCTCAGTTGGATTAATAACAAAGTTTGCATTAATGAAATTGGAATCAAAAGGGTATTACGTTTGGCGAAATAATAACCTATCCGTACCTGGTCGCAAGTTTATTGGTGAACGAGGTGTGGCAGATATTACGGGGTTTTGCAAATCAACAGGCAAGGCGGTTTATTGTGAGGTTAAAACTATTGCGGATAAACTTAGTGATTATCAAATAGTTTTTCTCAATAGAGCAAAAAATGCTGGGGCATTGTGTTACCTTGCAACAGATAATAAAGGCATCCCCGAACTTAACGAATGGGTCTGACAAAGAACGATATCATAGCAAGTCTATATAATGACAAGGATATAGACAATGCCATCAAGAAGATGCAACCTTTTGAGTTGCAGGATGACTTGAGGCAAGAGATGTTTATGGTACTTTGTGAGATGGATGAAGAAAAGTTCATGTCATATCATAAGGGTGGATTCTTAAAGTTTTACTTGGTCCGCACTATGCTAACAATGATAAAGTCTGACAGGTCAACCTTCTTTAATAAGTTTAGAAAGGTGTTCACCGAATGGACAGAAAAGCATGATGCACCCGATGTAAGTGATACCATCCAAACCGATGAGATCACTGTTAAACTGAATAACTCTTTAAAGATTCTACATTGGTACGAACTTGAAATACTTAGACTTTATTCCGAGAATGGACAGAACATAATGAGTCTTTCACGAGACACAGGCATACCCTATAGGTCACTGATGAAGACAATTAAAAAAACCAAGACACTTTTAAAATATAAAATCAAAAACCATGTTACTCCTTAAAATTGTTATTGCATCCCTTTTCTTTGTTTTCTACTTTATTGATATGGCAAGACTGCCTGAGAAGTGGAAACTCAATTTTAAACCATTCTCGTGCAATATGTGCCTTTCCGTATATGTTGCCATTGCTTTATACTTCCTGCCCGTATGGGTCTTAAATTGCGTTTTGGTGGCATTCGTTGCAGGGGTATCTGCTCCGCTATTTAGAAACCTAATGAATAACATATTCTTTAAAAAATGAACACAATGGCACAACAAAACGTAGGATGGGAATGCCCTAAATGCAGAAGGGTGTATTCTCCATACACAAATCAATGTTCGTATTGTCCACAACAGATACAAGTTTCTTCAACTGCAAATACATCCATATCAAACTTTCATTTGTTTGAAGAAGATGAAACAACCTCTCAATGTAAAATTTGTGGACTACCAAAATTTAGACATCCTCTTCATACAAAAACAAAATAAAAATGGAAACAAGTAACAACAACACAAAAGTGTTTGAAACTATTGATTTTTCAAACAGATAATTTCTAATAGAAATGAGACAAGCTGCCCTTTCTCATTCAATGACTCCAGCAATGGATTCATATTGGAAAAGAGCTTTCATACAACTAGCAGATGCATTTGATAGACTAGATGCAATGGTTGCAAGAACAGAATTAAAATAGAAAACAAATGGGGTACCAAGACTTCAGTACTTGTATAATAAAACAAGATGCTGATGGAGATTACAAGTGTTCAGTAAAAAGAAAAGGAGTATGGATACATACATTTGGCAAGACTGAAATGGATGCCTTTAACTCTATGTTTGACCTGATAGAAGAAATGAATAACAATCAAAACAAATAAACTATGGCACAACAAACAGCAGTAGAATGGCTGGTAAAAGAAACAGATATAATATTCAAGCAGTTACAAATTGATAGGATGCAAGCATTAATATTATTAGTGCATTTTAACGAAGCAAAAAAAAAAGAAATTGAGTACCGAGAAAAGTATAAATATTCTGAAAAAGATTTAGTATTAGCGATAGATATGGCAAGGGATGTCAGTGATGACGGCAAAGATTATAAATATTCAATAAAAGAAATATTAAAACATTATGAGTAAACAACAAACGGCAGTAGAATGGTTGATTGAGCAGCTTAAGAAAAATGAAAATATAAGATGGAGGGGTGCTCCTGTTTCAGAACTAACAGAACAAGCAAAAGCAATGGAGAAAGAGCAGATAATGTCTGCCTTCATTAGTGGTGATTTATTCAGTGCTGATTATTTTGATGGTATAAATAATGAAGGAGAAAATTACTACAATCAAAACTATAACAAATGACACAAGAAGATGAAAAATTTATACAAGAAAACATTTACAACTTTGAATGCGTAAAGATTGGGTTCATGAAGAACCTACCCTTACACATCTTAGTTGGTTATGAGCAGATTTATAGAAGATACCTTGACCCTGGGTTTATCCTTACAAGTTGGTGCAGTAATTGTGTTGCCGATATGATGAAGAGATTGATAAACTTTTGGGATGCCTACCAAGCATCCAAGTTACTTGATACAGAACCTGTACAAGAACCTGTACAAGCACCAAAGAAGAAAGGTAGACCATTTAAAAATAAGCAATGAGAATAATCACAGTCGGTCAGCGTAATTCAGGTGTCTCCTTCCATAGGTTGTTCAATCCCGTAATCTACTTGCCAAAGGATTACGCAATGATGACAGATGTACTAACTGAGGAAGAACTTGCCAAAGGGTATGACATCCTTTTCATCAATCGGTATATTGCGAATATGGAGATTTATGAGGTGGTAAGGTTACGGGAGAAGTACGGGTTTAAATTGGTGGTTGATGTTGATGATTATTGGAACTTAGACCCTTGGCATATCTTGTATGGCAAATATCCTACAAAGAAAGTCATTGACCATATTAAGGCAGCAGACATGGTAACCTGCTCAAATGAACTCTTGGCATTGGAGATATACCAATACAACAAGAACTGCATGGTAGTGCCTAACGCTTTACCATACGGAGAAGACCAGTTTACAGATGTCAAGACTGAATCCGATAAGGTGAGGTTTGTTTACGCAGGATCAGTAACACACGAGAAGGATATTGCAATACTCAAGAACCCGATGAAGAGGGTGGCAGGGGATTCAATGGTAAAGAATAACTCAACCTTTATCCTTTGTGGTTACTCAGAAGACAAGGAAGTTGCAAATGCATGGGGAAGGATGATAAATGATTATATGTGTGGTTTTAAGGTAGATGGTTATATTAGGTCTGCATTACCAGTAGACCAATATATGAACTTCTACAATGAGGCAGATGCTTGTCTTGTTCCTTTGGTTGCATCCAAGTTTAATGCCATGAAGTCCAACCTCAAAGTCTTGGAAGCAGCGACTAAGAATGCACCTGTTATCTGCTCAAATGTTCTTCCCTACTCAGATTGTAAGCATATCATAAGGGTAAACAATCAAGGTGATTGGTTTACAAATATTAAAAAAGTTGTTAAAGATGCTATTTACAGACAAGAGATGGGACTTGCCAATGGTGAGTGGTGTAGGGAGAACTTCAATCTTATCAAGGTAAATCAGTTAAGGACACAAATATTCAACGCATTGAAATGAAAGCACAGTTAACCTTCGACCTTGATGACCATGATGACAAGATGGAGCATTTAAGATGTGTGCAGTCTTATCAACTATGTGCAGCGGTTTTTGAGTTCTTGCACAATAGCAGAAAGCGAATAACCGAGAAGGCATTATTCAGAAATCTTGATGTTGATGACTCAATATTTTTGGTTTATGAGGAATTCGGAGAGATACTAAGCGAACACAACATAAATATAAATAAATTAATATATTAGGGATGCCAGTAATTAAGTGCAGCAATGGTAAGTATCGCATCGGGTCGGGTCAGTGCATATACGATACCAAAGAGAAAGCGACTGAGGTGTGGACTGCAATACAGTCAGGAGGTAAATACTCATACAAGAAACCAAATGAAAAGAAAACAAAAACCAAACGCAATGGATAGAGTACTTATCGCAATGGCAGTGCATGACACTGAAGAGAATAAAAGGTCTGAACTAACCGAAGCAGTCCTTCATGAACTTCGATATCAAGATGTTTTCACTGACCATGATTTTTGGGTCATAGATAACAACTCATGCCAAGCAACAAAGGATATCATCAAACATTATGAAGATGAAGGTCTTATTAATGTCATCACCAATGAGCAGAACATAGGCACTGCTGAAGCGGTCAACCTTGCTTGGAAGCACAGGAAGATTGGACAGCATTGTATCAAGATGGACAATGATGTGATTATAAACTACTATGATTGGATCAAGGAAATGGCAGAGGCAATCCAAAGGGAAGCAAGGATTGGAATCGTAGGTTTAAAGCGGAAAGATTGCTGGGAAGAACCTAATCACGCCTTGCCTGATTGGAGAAGTGAGTTGATAATGCTACCACACTTTGCAGGTCAGCGTTGGATAATCGTTGAGAAGTGCCACCACATCATAGGAACTTGTCAGATGTATTCATCTGCTTTGCTTGATAAAATAGGGTATCTTTGCCAACCTAACCTCTATGGTTATGATGATGTTCTTGCATCTCATAGGTCAACAGTTGCAGGGATGTGGAATGTGTTCTTACCTCATATTGAGATTGAACACATAGACAAAGGGGAAACGGAATACCAAACGTGGAAAGAGAAGCACAGTTCAGAGGTAACACAACAGGTAATCAAGATGACCCATGAATATTACCACGGAACAAGACCAATATACTATAATCCTTTTCAATGAAAGTAATCGTATCACTTGACAATCCACAACACCCAGGGTGGTTAAAGTTAGAGGAATCACTCAAGCAACATGGATGGGCATACCATCCAATCATCCGAGAGTGGAAAGGGTTTGGAACAAAGATTATAGGACTTTATGAGTACCTGCTTTCTTCTGATACAGACGAGTTCATCTACCTTGATGCATATGATAATTACTGCATATCGAATCCTGATGAATTTAACTATAAGCATAGGAGTCAAAGCGGTCTGATAATAAGTTCAGAGAAAGGATGTTACCCCGATGTACATAATATGGGCAAGTTCCCAGTGGTGGATCATGAATGGAAATTCTTGAACAGTGGGCAGATTTACGGAAACAAAAAGGACTTCCTTGATGTCTATCATAGCAATCCACCAAGGTTTGAGGATGATGACCAAAGATGGTACACGGAACGCTTCCTTGCAATGCCTGATAAGATAGGACTTGACTATTGCAATATCTTTCAATCCGTTGCATTTGAGGTTGAAGGTGACTTCAGCCTAACCTACAACAGACTTTATAACAATAAGACCCACACCTTCCCGATGTTCATACATGGCAACGGGAAGACTGACATGACTAAATTTTACCAACTATGATGGAATGGATAGTTAAGGAATACACAAATAAGGTCAACGCTGACCAAGAACTTAAAGAGTATAGGGACTGGATAGAAGCAAACGCATTCGGATTCGGAGAAAGATGCTTTCTTTGGATGTGGAATGAGATAGTAAAGAAGATGCCTGATGAGTTCACCTTTATGGAAATCGGGGTCTTCAGAGGTCAGATTCTCGGATTGATACGTATATTAGCGGATAGACATGGCAAGAAAGTTAGGCGAATAGGCATCACACCTCTTGATACATCTGATGGACATTGGGAATCAGACTACGAAGCAGACATTCAAAAACTGCATACCACGTTTAAAATTGCTGAAGATTATGAACTTATACGTTTAGACTCCACCAATCCAAATGCAGTCAAGTTAGCATCTCAGAATCCACCTGATGTCCTATACATTGATGGGGGGCATACCTATGAGGTAGTAATGGCAGACCTAAACAATTACCTTCCTATTCTAAAGGTAGGCGGTACACTGGTAATTGATGACTGCAACAATGGAGTGCAAATGCCTTGGGGTTACTTTGCAGGGATTCAATCGGTATCAAACGCAGTAGACCAATTCCTACCAAAGGAAGGTCAAACAGAACATTGGAAGCATGAGTTAAACTTGGTACATAATAGGGTACTTACAAAATTGAAATAAGATGGCAGCAGCAAAAGGAAACGAATATTATAAAAATAGGAAGAAAGATGGCAGACCTAAGATAATAGAATCACCTGAGGTTATGCTTGACCTATTCCTACAATATGTGGAATATGAAAAGAGCAATCCTATCAAAGTCAAAGATTGGGTAGGGGGAATGGCGAAGGCAGTCATAAGAGAAAAAGAAGCACCTTTGACCCTTGAAGGATTCTCAATATGGTGTTTTAATAACGGAATCGCAAGGTCTATCCACGATTATTTTAAGAACCAAAATGGAGCATACGAAGAATTTTCCCTTATCTGTTCACGTATAAAGGAAACAATCAGACAAGACCAAATCAGAGGGGGTATGGCAGGTATCTATAATCCATCCATTACGCAAAGGTTGAACAACCTGGTTGAGAAGACTGAGAACAAACATGAGGTAAGTGAGATAAAAATCACCCGTGACCGCTAACGTAAAACTTTATAATCCTCACGATGCTCAAAGGAAGGTCATAGATTGCGATAAAAGGTTTATCGTAATGATGGCAGGGCGAAGGTTTGGCAAGTCCTTAATCAGTCAGACAATCGCCTTAGAAAGCGGTATTGAGGGCAAGAGGGTGGCATATATCACACCAACCTATCAACTTGGAAAGATATTCTTTCAGGAGTTGCTTGAGATGCTACCCAATGAAATCTATAAAAAGAATGAGGCAGACTTGGTCATTACTTTCATTACTGGTGGATCAATACGATTCTTTACGGGAGAAAGGTTGGATAATCTTAGAGGTCTGAAGTTTCACCTTTGCATCATAGATGAGGCAAGTTTCATCCCTGATCTTGAAGATGGATGGTTAAACTCAATCAGACCTACCCTTACCGATTACAAAGGGAAGGCATTGTTCTTGTCTACACCAAAGGGTAAGAATTACTTTTACTCTTTGTTTATGAAAGGGAACGGAGGTGAGGAAGATTGGCAATCCTTTAAGTTTAGTACCTATGACAATCCGTACATAGACAAGTCAGAGGTTGACAGTGCAAGGATGCAACTGCCTGAGGTAGTCTTTGAGCAGGAATACATGGCAAACCCTGCTGAAAACGCTGCCAATCCTTTTGGGTCTGCTTACATTCGCCAGTGCATCTTCCCGATGTCAACCAATCCTATTGCCTGTTATGGCATTGACCTTGCCAAAGCAGTAGACTGGACTGTGGTAATAGGACTTGACAAGAATGGGTCTGTATGCCATTATGAACGCTTTCAAAGGGATTGGAGACAAACTAAGGAGTATATTGTCAATCTACCTAAAGCACCAATCCTGATGGATTCTACGGGGGTAGGTGACCCAATCTTTGAGGATATGCAACGAGAGGGTCTTGATGTTCAAGGGTATAAGTTTAGCAGTACAAGCAAACAGATGCTTATGGAAGGTCTTGCCTCCGCTATTCACCAAAGGAAGATAACATTCCCTCCAGGTCCAATCGTGGATGAACTTGAGATATTTGAATACCAGTATACCTCATTCGGGGTAAAGTACTCAGCACCTCAAGGATTCCATGATGACTGCGTGGTTAGTCTGTCCCTTGCTTGGCAACATCTCCAAAAGAATGTAGGGAGTGGGAGGTATAGCTTCTGCTAATGGTATTCTAACAGCATAGTAACAGCACAAGAACAGCACAGTAACAGCATAAGAATTTATGGCATAATGGGGGGGGAAGTCGGGGGGAAACTATTTTTTTTTGAAATCTTCCCAATTTTCCCAATCTTCCCAAACAGAAATATTTTTTAAAATAAATAAGATAAAATGTGTTGGTATTGTAAAAAGGTGTACATTTGAAAAACAAATCACAACACATGAACACTACATTTAAAATGACAAGACACGAACAAAATGCTCAAGATTTCGGAATGAACTATTTTGAGAATGGTCACCAATTCCAAGTAGTTTACGATATTTACCAAAACGACATTCTTATCAAAAGTCACATCTCTACAAAAACTGATAAAGTTTTGAACGCAACAATCAGGATAGATAATGATGATTCAATACTTGATATTAACTTTCACCAAAACAAGGACAAAAAGTTCAACGTAATAAAAGAAAACATACTACTTTAAATAATTAGGGAGGTTCGCCTCCCTTTTTTTAAAAATATTTGCTAAAAAACTTGGTATTCTAAAATATTTAGTATTTTCGCATAGTCAATCCGAATTATAGATGCAATATTATTCGGGTTTGATTTTAGCAAACCTGCTACGATTAGACCCATACTGTTGCATCCAGTGTGGGTTCTTTTTTTTACCTATCTTTGGATGATTGGGTCTTAACACGGGTTCACCCCAACTTTAGCACAAAAAGTAAATGAATGAACGTGTCATCTATGCTTAACGGTCCGCTTCGGTAACGGACTGGAGATGATAAGAACGGGATAAAAGTGGTAGTAATTACAATGATAACTACCGACAAGGATAACCAAAAAACCCGTTCTCCCTTCTTGGATAGGGGTGCATAGTTTGGCAATGATTGGGAGTGCTTTAATAATCCCAAGACATCAAGGGTATCCTTGGATAGACATTGTATTACACTTAACTAAGAATAAACTATTTAAAGGTATGAATTGGTCCAACGTAACAGTCTTCCAATACCAGCAGATTAATGAACTTTATGCAAATAGCAAGGACTTAACCGACCTTGATATAAGCGTAAAGGTTGCCTCAATACTTACTAATCAAACGGAGAATCAGATTGATAGTTTACCCGTTAAGGAACTTGGACCCTTGCTTGAATCCATTGCTTTTATCAATGATGACATTAAACCTGAAGCGGTTAAGGTTATCACAATCAATGGAAGGCGGTATAAGTGCGTTTACGATGTGCGGAATATCCCTGCATCAAGGTACATTGAATCTAAGCATTTTAGTAGCGATGTGATGGGTAACTTGCACAAGATTATGGCGTGTATGGTCATACCGCAAAAGAGGGGATGGTTTGGTTGGAAAGATGACATTTACGATGCAGGTAAGCATAGCGACTATGCACAGGATATGCTTGAAGCACCTATCCAATCCGTTTTAGGTTCGGTTGTTTTTTTTTATCAAGTATACAGAGTCTGGATAAAGAATTCTCAGGACTATATGGTCCAACAGATGATGGAGCAGGGAGTGGAGAGGAAGAAAGCGGAAGAAGTGCATCAGGTTTTATGCACCATTATGGATGGATTTACCAAACCAAACTGGTTGCCGACTTTGAGGGAATCACACTTGACCAAGCATTTAACCTACCTGTCATAAACTTCCTCAATGACCTTGCATACCTCAAAGCGAAGATGGAACACGATAACGAATTAATACGGAAGAGTTATGCGAAAGGTTGATTTTGATGTTATTGTTGATGATGCTGCTATTGCAGACCAAGCAGGTAAAAAGTCAGATTATGCCTCTTTAGGTGAACTGCCATTCATAGAAAAGACTATGATTGCCTACGCTGCAAAGTTCATAATACAAGTACAAAAGAATCTACAAAGCACAAATAAGGTAGACACTGGTAGGCTTGAAAGAGATATCCAAGAGGGATCACTTATTAAGCAAGGTGGAAGTTACTCAATTGATGTGGGTTACCCTGCATCTTCAGAAGGTGCTAAGTATTACGATTTCGTTAATAAAGGTGTTAAAGGTTTTAAGTCAGGCACACCAAACAGTCCTTATCAGTTTCGCTCTGCTTATCCATCTATGAATGGACCAATGGTTAACGCCATTCAGAAATGGGTAAAGAGGAATGCACTTGCTCAGAGAAAGGAAACTCAGAAATTTAACCTATCAGGTCTGCAAAGGAAACGTAAAGCAGTCTCCGAATTAAACACTGGCAGGACCACTGCCTACCTCATAGCACGGAAGATTAAGCAAAGAGGATTACCCAAAACGGGATTTTTTGACAATGCCATTGACCAGGTCTTTAATGAGCAATTTTATAACAAAATGGCGAAAGCATTGGGCGGAGATGTGAGGGTATACATAAAACAGGCTGCTTCGCTACTTAACGAAGAGAACAAGTAAATATGGCAATAACAGTAAACAGCATCCCTGAGCAATACGCTTCCCTACATGATGACCTATGGTTTGTGGTGGACTCAACCAATAAGGCATCAACAAACTTTAAATATGTCTTTGATGTCTATGTTGATTCAACCTTAGTGGCAAGGATTAAGCAGTTCCCTGATGTGACAAGCACCAAGGGCATATTCAATGCAGGGAACATCATGAGGAACTATGCATCTTCATACTTCAAACCAAATACTGCTACTACCCTATTCAGTAATTCAACATACGATATTTACAAGCAGTATACCATTAAATACGGGGAAGAGTACGGGGGGGTCACCTACACTAATCTGCTTGAGCAGACTTATGTGGCGTTCAACTTCTACTATCCCGACTTTTACAATCCTGCCCAATCACCTACCTACTTCAAGTCATATATCAACGAATGGTTGACCAATAGAGACCTTAGCAATGTTGAGTGTGCATTTACTGACAAGTTGCATATTGGGTATATGTACGCATCAGGAACAACTACTAACGTATATCCATCAGTACAATTATACAACGAGAATGGCACTACAAGTGGGAGTGCGGTAACCACTGCAACTGATCCACAGGAAACCTTCAGCCTTTTAGATATCTCACCAAGTGGGATAAATTCGTGGTATGGTTCAACTGTCATCCCATCAACTGCTTACTCCTATGGTATCAAGTTGCACAATGGTACAGGATTCGGGGATGAGGTACGGGTTAAATTGGTTTGCAATCCTAACTATACACCTATCGCATTACACTTTCTAAATCAATTAGGTGGTTACGATACGATGCACTTTAGACTGGTCAATAAGGAATCAAGAAACGTGGAATCAAAGCAGTACGAGGGTAGCAAGTTTAGATACAACGCTTCTGCTGTTGCCATGCGGTCTTACGATGACTATAACCGAATAAACCCAGGTGCAACTAAGTATGTGGTTGAGCATACCACTATGTACAAGCTGCGAAGTAATTACTTAAATGTAAAAGATTACAACTGGTTGGCAGAGTTAATCCAATCACCTGAGGTTTATTTTGAGCAGGGTGGATATTACTATCCTGTGGTCACTATGACAAGCAATTGGGAAGAGAAGAAAAGGATAGCAGACAAGATGTTTAACCTTGAGTTAGATGTGCAGATTGCGAATAAAAAATACAGTCAATTCCGATGAGGACAGAGGTATACATAGACAACTATAAACTTGATTTAACAAAGGACATCTCTGCTGAGTTTACTTATGCCATTGATGAAATCCAAGACTTTGCAAGTAGGAACACCTCATTTAGTAAGACCATAATCCTCCCAGGCAATGATACAAATAATAAACTATTCGGTAACATCTTTGAGTTTGGACATTCCAATCTATACAATTCAGCAATCCCAAATGTGGGTTACAACTTCAATGCTACCAAGTCAGTACCTTGCATTATCTTGGTAGATAAGATACAGATATTTAAAGGGGTACTTAGACTGCTTGAAATCATCATAGATGACAGAAGCATAGAGTACGAGGTGGCAGTGTTCGGTGAATTGGGTGGTTTTATCACTGCGTTAGGTAACAATAAACTTGAACACATAGACTTTGGGATTGCTGACCAAACGTGGAACGTGACTACCATTGCAAATAGTTGGGATAACATTAGCGGTACTGGGGTCTACTATCCTTTGATTGACAATGGTGGGGTATCGGTTACAGCAGGGGCGTCCTATAAGGTAGACTTTTCTTTTGATGCCTTCAGACCTGCTCTTTATGTAAAGCAATACCTTGAAAAGATAATAAGCGGTTCGGGTTACACTTGGGACTTTCCTTTGCTTAGCACACCATTGATGAATCGGTTGGTCATACCAAACAATCAGAAGACACTGACCAAAAGTACTGCATTAAACCTACAAGCAACGGCAAAGGTTAAGAATTATATCAATGCAAGTGGTAATGTAGAGTTTGATATTATTAATGCAGGTAACTTTACAATTACGGGAAGCGGTAGTGACTTTAGTTATAACTCAGCAACACCATTTTCGGGAAGCATCACCTTGAACGTATCGGGTGTGATTAATGCCATAAGTCCATCAAGTGACTTCACCATACAACTGCGTAAAAATGGTACACCTATTTCGGGTGTAACCTATACGCTACCAGGTAATGGGTACAACTTTAACGCTGACCTTAGTGTGGCATCGGTTACCCTTGTCAATACCGATACATTAGATGTTGACTTGGTAGGTAACTTCTCAGACTTAGATATTGAATCAGGCAACTTTACCATTATCTCAAGTAACCCTACTGATGTTACCGTAAACTATGGCGAGACCATTGTAATCAATGACACGATACCAAAAGGAATCTTTCAGAAGGATTTCTTTGCATCCATTGTCAAGATGTTCAATCTTTACGTTTATGAGGACAGGCTTGTAGAGAAGAAACTTATTATTAAGCCTTTCATTGACTTCTATGATGGTAGTCAGATTGATTGGACTGCTAAGGTGGATAGGGGTAGCGTGATGAGGTTGAAACCAATGTCCGAATTCACTGCACGTTATTATGAGTACAAGTACAAGCAGGACAATGACTTCTATGCTGAGAACTACAGGAAGAAGTACAATGAGGGGTATGGTGATATTGTTTATGATAGTGAGAATGAGTTTGTAAAAGAGAAGGACAGCACTGAGTTGATTTTTGCCCCCACCATCTTATACCAGTTTACGGGTACTGATAAGATATATTCAAGCATCTATAAACTATCCAACTCAAACGCTGCTGAAGATAAGATGGATTCCGTTATTAGAATCCTTCAAGCGAAGAAAATAACAGGCAGGAATACTTGGGCAATCAAGAATGGAGCAACCACCTTGGCATCATATACTGCCTATGGTTACGCAGGGCATCTTGATGACCCATTCAATCCACAAGCAGATATCAACTGGGGAGCAACTAAGGAGGTATTTTATAATGCCTCAGCAGTAACTGCTGCGAACTTGTTCGGAGGGTATTGGTCTGAGTACATTGCAGAGATAACAGACAAGGATAGCAAGTTATTGACTTGTTCAGTAAAGTTGAATGAGGTGGACATTTATAACCTTGATTTTAGCAAACTGATTTATATTGATGGTTCACTTTGGCGGTTGAATAAGGTCTTGGATTATAACCCTATGGACTTTAACGTGACAAAGGTTGAACTTCTTAAAGTAATTGAATTAAACTATATTTAAATGGCGGAAGAGATAGTAGGTTTAAAAGTTAAAGTTGATGCCAGTGAGGCAACCAAATCTCTTGGGGAGGTAAGAAAAGAAATAAAACAAGCAAATAGTGACTTACTTGCTGCACAGCAACAATTCGGAGACTATTCTGCTGAAGCAATAGCAGCAGCAAAGAAGGTTGCACAATTAAAGGATAGCATACAAGAGGCAAGGGAAACGGCTGATTTGTTTGATCCTGGTAAGAAGTTCCAAGTATTTGCAGGTGCATTGTCAGCAGTAGCAGGTGGATTTAGTGCAGTACAAGGAGCAATCGGATTGCTTGGTGTAGAAAGTGAAGAGGTAGAAAAATCAATCTTAAAAGTACAGTCTGCACTTGCATTATCTCAAGGACTTAGCACTATAGCAGACTCAGCAAAAGATTTCCAAAGATTAGGTGCAGTTATTCAAAGTACAACTGCATTTCAAAAGATTAACAATGCGGTTACAGCAGCAACTGCTGCGGTGATGAAAGCATTAGGTATTGCAGCAGAAACAACCTCAACATCCTTTAGGGTACTCAAGGGAGCAATTGCTGCCACTGGTATTGGTCTTCTTGTTGTTGCAGTAGGTGAACTTGTTAATGCTTTTCAAAACTATACAAGTGCAGCGGAGAAAGCAAAGAAAGCACAGGATGACTTAAATGCATCTGCAAGTAAAGGAGCAAAGATTGATTTTGAAACACAAACTGCTGCACTTGAAAGACAAAAAAGTTTTGCAATTGCAGTAGCGAAAAATAAAGGAGCATCAGAACAAGAAATTTTTAATATAGAACAAAAATTTGCTAAAAAGAAAATAGATGCTCAAAAAACATTTATAGCAGATACAAGAGACCTTTCTGTTGAAGACCAAATCCAACAAGAAAGAGATTTAAAAAAGCAACAGAATGACATTGAAGTTGCTGAATTAAATTTCCAAACAAGTCAAAATCAAAAGAAAAAAGAGCAAGCAAAAAAAGATAAAGAAGATGCTGCAACTAAAAAGAAAGAGGCTGAAGCAGAAAGAAAAGCAAGAAGAGAACAAGAGTTAAATGACTTTGTCCAGTTTGTAAATGATAGGAAGGCAGCAGATGACGCGGAATTAGAACTTCAAGCATTTTTGATTGAAAATCAAAAGAAAAAAGAGCAGGAGTTGTTTGATTGGAGAGTTAATTTGCAGCAGCAGAAGTACGATGAATCAGAAGAAGAATTTGCATTCTTACAAGAATTAAACAAAAAAACTCTTGATAATGAACAAAAAACTCTTGATGCAAGACTTTCTGCACAATTGCAGTTTGCAAGTTCTATCGGTAATGTTCTTGGTACATTGTCAGGCTTATTTGCGCAAGGTACTGCTGCAAGTAAAATTGCTGCTATTGCTGAGATTGGTCTTGGCACTGCAACTGGTTTTATTCAAGGCTTAGATATTGCACAGAAAGGAGCAAAAGCAACTGGTCCTGCTGCACCTTTTGCATTCCCAATATTTTATGCCACACAAGTTGCAGCAATACTTTCAGCAGCAGGTAAAGCAAAACAAGTTTTATCACAAGTTAAAGGTGGTGGAAGTGGTGTAAATTTACCATCTTCATCAGGTCTTGCATCTGCTCCTGTTAGTCCACAATTACAAACGCTAAACACAGTAACACAATTAGACCAAGGAACTATTAATCAAATGGGATCAGCAGCAGGTAGGGCATACGTTGTGGAGTCTGATATAACTAACCAACAAGAAAAGATAGTAAGAATAAACAGGGCAGCAAGACTTGCTTAATCAAAAACAATAAAAACCATAACAATGGAAAAGAACATTCCAATATTTAACTTAGAGATTACCAATGACCTTGAGGATGATGTGGAAGTAGACGTGATAAGTTTGGTTGACCGACCTGCAATAGAGAGGTCTTTCCTTGCCTTTAATGAGGATGAGTTTGCTGAGTCGTATACAGACTATCCTGAAAGTGCTAAGAATAACGCACAGAGAGCATTGGATTGGGCAGAGAAAAACGGATGGGGAGATTGCGGTGAGGCAACTGGCAAGATTCGTGCTAACCAAATCGCAAAGGGTGAACCCATCACGAGGGATACGATTGCCCGTATTAGTGGATTTAAGAGGCATCAAGAGAATAAAGATGTCCCATATTCTGAAGGATGTGGTGGTCTTATGTGGGATGCTTGGGGTGGTACTTCCATGATTGAGTGGGCAAGTAATAAACTGAAGCAGATTGATAAACAAAAGTTTGTAATCCAAGATGAGGAGCAACAAATCATTAGCGGTCCATTAATGTTGGCAGATACCCCAATCTATCGCAATGACCACAATGGGGAGTATTATGTGGTGTTCACAAAGGATACAATTAAAAAGATAGCACAGAGGTACTTCAAGAAAGGGTATCAGGCAAACGTGAATCTTATGCACGATTCAGGGCAATCCGTTGAAGGTGTGACAATGTTTGAGTCTTTTATCAGTGACAAGGTTAGGGGCATCCAACCTATGAAAGGTTTTGAGGATGTGCCTGATGGGTCTTGGTTTGGTTCATTTAAAGTAGACAATCCCGAGGTATGGGCAGAGATAAAGGCGGGAAATGTCAGAGGTTTCTCAGTTGAGGGGCAATTTAACTATAGGAAGACAGGAGATAAAAAGATTGAGCAACTTTGGGAAAATGTCCTTGAGGTGCTATCTAAGGTTAAGTAGCATATATTTCATAGCAGTTTGGTTAAGGCAGGGTGTTTCCACACCTTGCCTTTTTTCTTATATGGTACATTGGAAACTGCCCCCTATTTATTACCAAAAGTTATTATGACAACTTTGGAAGCAATTAACAAGATTAAACAAATGTTCGCAGAAGCAGGTGAATTGCCTGTGGCATCTGCTGAACCTCTCCAATCTTTTGCAGAATATGTTCTGAAAAGTGGTGCTAAGGTAATGATTGACAAGTTTGAAGTTGGCGGTAAGGTTACACTGGTAGATGAAACAGGAAATCAAGTTCCTGCTCCTGCTGGTGAACATGAACTCGCTGATGGTTCTGTTATGGTTCTCGATGAGAATAGCATCATCACTGAGATTAAAGTACCTGAAGTAGAACTTCCTGAAGTTCCTGAGGTAGAGATTGAAGTAACTGCACCAGTAGCAGAGGACATGATGAAGAAGAAGATTGAAGAGATGCAGAAGCAACTTGATGAAATCAAAATGGCGTATGATGCCAAACTTGCCTCTCAAGAAGCAAAGTTCAGCAAGGGCATGAGTGACATTTCAGATGTTTTGGTTCAATTGTTGAATACACCATCTGCAAATGCAACTGAAACACCGAAGGAAAGGTTTAATGTACACGTTGAAAAAAAGGAAGATAAACTAAGTCGCTTTCTTGATTTCGCAAAATCTATTAAGTAAAAATTTCTCAAACAATAAAAATAAAATAAAATGAGTTTTAGTGTAGGAACATTGGCAAACTATACAAAAGAGAACGAGAAACTGCTCGTTGTATCTTCTGTACTTGGTAGCAAAACTGCATCTTTGATTAAAGAGGCAGGGACTGTATTAATCGGAGTAAAGTCCTCAGAAACCATAAATATTATGGAAACTGATGCCGTATTCCAAGATGGTTCTTCTTGCGGATTTAACGCTTCAGGTCTGACTTCTTTCACACAAAGGGCAGTAACCGTTGGTAAAATCAAGGTTAACGAAGCACTGTGTATGAAAGATTTAGAGTCGAAGTACCTGCAAAAAGCACTCCCAGCGGGGTCTAAATATGATACTATGGTATTCGCTGAAGAGTTCACAAATCGTAAAGCAGAGAAAATTGCTGCACAACTTGAAAAAGCCTTGTGGCAAGGTGACACTGGAAGCGTTGATGTAAACCTCAATAAGTTTGATGGTTTGATTAAGTTGATTAATGCAGCAGGTGGTACAGTTGTAAACGCTAACAGCGTTGCTCTTCATGGAGTTGTTGAGACTTCAATCACTGATGCAAACGTAATCAGTATCTTTGATGATATCTACAAAGCAATTCCTGCTGAGGTAATTGACAAGGAAGATATCGCAATCTTCTGTGGTATGGATGTTTTCCGTACTTACACTGTAAAGTTGAAGTCTTCTAACTTGTTCCATTACAAGTATGATGAGGCTGCCAATGGTCAGTTCTTCCTTCCAGGTACAAACGTGCGTGTTATCGCAGTTCAAGGTCTGAATGGTACAAATGACATCGTAGCATCAAGGATTTCTAACTTCTACATAGGCACAGACCTTTTGGACGAGCAAGAAAAATTCGAACTGTTCTATGCCGCCGAGGCAATGCAAATGAGGTTCGTATCAGAATTTAAGATGGGAATCCAACTTGCATTTCCAACGGAAGTAGTTAAGTTCTTCGTTTAAATAACATTGATGGTGAGGGGTGGTTTCCATCCCTTGCCTTCATTATAAATTTTATAATATGCCGTGTGCTTTAACTCAAGGATATGTATTGGACTGTAAAGAGTCCATTGGTGGCATCAAAGCGGTTTGGTTCATTCCGTTTGAAAATGTCACTGCGATAACTGAAGCCTCTGGTGTTGTTACTACAATCACCAAAGCATCAGGAAAAGTTTTCTATAAGTACCAATTGGTAAAGCAGACCTCTTCACTTACTGAGAATATTACAGCATCAGTTGAAAATGGTACTGTATTCTATGCCCAAGAATTGTCAATCATCCTCAACAAACTTCAAGCAAACACAAGAAATGAGATTCTTCTTCTTGCTAAGAACAATCTCCTCGCTGTAGTTCAAGATGGTAATGACAAGTATTGGTTGCTTGGCAAGGTGAATGGTGCTGATCTTACTGGTGGCAATGGTGCAACTGGTACAGCTTATGGAGACAGGAATGGTTATACATTGACATTTACTGCCAATGAACCTGCACTTGCTCCTGAGGTGTCAAGTACGATAATTGCAGGATTAACTGCGTAAATAGGAAGGTTTAGAATTGAGTAAGGGTATCCATTTCGGATGCCCTTTCTTTTTGGGTAAAAGTCAAGGCATTGCCTATTTAGATACAATGATACAACTGACACAAGGGGCAACTGAATTCATTTACCTAACATTAACGGAGAAGCAGACACTGACTTCACCCAATTACCTATTCCGTTTTGTGAATAGAACCACAAGGGATGAGGTTGTTTTTGTTTTGCTGAATGCTCTTGATGTATCACCTTTTAAGGATAGGTATAATAAATTCAGCATCAAAGTACCTAAATACTTTGGATTGGGAAATGTAGGGGAATGGTTATATTTTGTCTATGAGCAATCAAGTGCTTATAATGTAGACTACACCAAAGCGACTACATTGCTTGAGGAGGGAATAATGAAACTGTCACCATCAACCACATTTGAATATACACAGCACGAGGTTGACAATACATATATAACAAGATGAATGATTTAGTAATATTAAACTTTCAGGAAGCAAGGCAACCTGAGTACAGAGAAAAGAAGGGTAAGGGATATATTGAGTTTGGTGAAAAGAACGATTACCCTAACTATCTTTTGGCATTGTATAACAAGAGTGCAAAGCATAACGCTATCGTTAAAGGTAAAGTTAACTACATTATTGGGAACGGGTGGAAGGCAGATGAGGCAGACCCTATTGCAGAGCAGTTCATTGCTCAACCTAATCAGTTTGAATCTCTTGCCGATTTGACAAGGAAGGTGTCTATTGATATTGAAATCTTTGGCGGTGCTTACCTTGAGGTTATTTGGTCTGTTACAGGTGGGCAGTTAACTGATGTCTTGCATATTGATTACACCAAGATTAGGAGCAATGCAGATAATACGCAGTTTTGGTATAAGAAAGATTGGAATGAGAGGAAGGATGAGTTGATACCTTTAATGGCATTCAATACGAAAGTTCGCCAAGGTAAACAGATACTTTATATTAAAGAGTATAGACCAGGTTTGGACACCTATGCTCTTCCAGGATATATGGGTGCATTGAACTATATTGAATCAGATATAGAAGTCAGTAGACACGTTTTGGGGAATGCTCAAACGGGATTCAGTGCATCCAAACTTATTACCCTTCCAAATGGTGAACCTTCTCCCGATGAGAAGCGAAACATTGAAAGAAGGTTTACTGATAGGTTTAGCGGTAGTGATGGTAAGAAATTCATCTTGTCCTTTACCACTGATCCTGCAAGGAAACCAATTATTGAAGACCTCGGTGCAAGTGATATTACAAAAGAGGACTTCACAAGGGTTGATTTGATTATACAAAACAATTTATTTGCAGGTCATCAGATTACCTCACCAAGTCTTTTTGGTATTGCCGAACCTGGTCAGTTGGGAAGCAGAACGCAGATGCGTGATTCTTATGAGATTTTCAAGTCTACATATTGCAACGATAAGCAGCAGTTCCTTGAATCTATCTTTAATCAGTTAGCGGTCCTAAAGGGTGCGACTTCTGAGATTAGCATTATCCCAGTTGAACCTATCGGATTTGAGTTAAGCGAACAAGCACTTTTGCAGATTGCTCCTAAAGAGTGGTTACTTGAGAAGGCAGGAATAGATGTTGCAAAATATGCACCAACTGAAGCGGTACAACCTTCTACAAATCAACAACAGATTGAAACCAATGACAATCTGAAGAATCTAAGCGGTAGACAATATCAACAATTAATGCGAGTTATTAGGCAGTTCTCTCAAGGTAAGATATCCAAAGAGATTGCTACAACTATGCTCAAGTCAGGTCTTGGAATGACTGACAATGAGGTTAATGCTATGCTTGGCATAGATGATGACCCAATGACTGAGGACTTCAGTTTTTCTGCATTGGATGAGGATACTGTTATAGGCTTATTTAGAGAGGTAGGAGAACCGAAGGCAGATTATAACATCATACATTCTAAAGCGATTTTTAGTGCCAAGGATGCGTTTGCAGAGGGCGATTTGATAGACAAGACACTTGATAAGCAAATCCTTGCATTGATTGATAAGGACAAGAAGATAAGCATTGATGACATTGCAAGTGCGGTAAAGAAAACAAGAGAGGTTGTTCAAGGTCGGTTGAGTTACTTGGTGGAATCGGGTGCAGTAATTTATGACCCAAAAGTTCAAGAAAGGAAGTTGACTAAACCACTCAACAAGTTGGTTGATGATATGGAGATTACAACCTTTGAGGTCAAGTATTCATACGAGTGGAAACCTATTGTGCCAAGTATAGAAAGAGATACACCTGAGCATCCTTCAAGGTCTTTTTGCAAGAAATTAATGAGAGAGGAAAGACTTTGGAGCAGAGCAGGAATTGAGATGCTAAGTGCAAGACTTGGTTACTCAGTATTTGACCGAGGCGGTGGTTGGTGGGGAGATTCTCCATCATGTAGGCACGAGTGGAGGCGAAACGTAGTAGTAAAAAAGAAGAAATAAAATGAGCAGAAATATATTATTCATATCAGTAGATACGATAAAGGACAGAACAGGTTTACACGTTAATGTAGACCCTAAGTTGGTCTTTCCTGATATCCTTTATGCACAAGATGCATATATTCTCCCTGCTTTGGGAACTGCACTTTATGAGAGGTTGCAAAGTGGGATTGAGTGCGGTGACTTGAACTGTGATGAGGAAACCTTGCTGAACACCTACATAACACCTTGTCTTGTTTACTATGTTATGAGTGAACTGCCAATGGCGTTATCATATCAGTTCTACAACAAGGGAGTAGTAAGGAAAACAGGAGATAATCAAACCGAACCGAGTGCATCAGACTTGGCAGATGTTGCCAATAGGTATGGAGCAAGGGCAGAATTTTATAAGCAAAGACTTATCAAGTTCCTCAAACAAGAATCTCAAGCAAGTGCTAAGTATCCCGAATACATAAACCCAGGTACTGGCGTAGATACCATTGTTCCCGACAATGATGCTTACACTACTACCATTTGGTTAGGAGACTACGATTGTTGCAGGGGTAAAACCTTTGAAGAAAAATATCAAGGAAACGTAAATCGTTGCTGTGGCGAATAAAACATATACTAAAAAGAACCAAGAGAAACTGCGTGTCTATCTTGAAAAAATAAAAAAGGATGACCCTAAACCAAATAATAAAGACAATCGAGGACTTGGGAAATGCCCATCAACAAATCAAGACAACCTATTACGGGAACGCTTTTGATTTCTTGAGCAAGGGTACTGATAATGTCTATCCTGCTTTATTCTTTGATCTAACGGGTGCATCTATCAATGGCAAGACTTCAACAGTAAACTTCACCTTGTTTTTTTGTGATAGGGTACTTCCTGAGCAATCAAATGAGCAAGAGGTATTGAGTGACCAATTGCTGACTGCTCAAGATATAGTTGCTCAGTTGCACTACAACGAATATGATTTCATACTTCAAGATGCGGTAACACTTGACTTCTTTACTGAAGATACTCCCGAATATTTGGCAGGAGTTAGTGCAACGATTGCTCTTGATTTACCTTATTTGCAGAATAGGTGTGAAGTACCAACAGACTACACTTATCCATCTTAATACTATTTAAAGAAAAAGAAATGGCATCAGATTTTAGACCTGGGAAATTAGATATACAAATTTGGAGAAATGACACTTGGCAGCAGGTGTTTACTCTTTTGGCAGATACTACACCAATCAGTCTGCTTGGTGCAACTGTTTACATTCAAGTCCGCAAAGGATGTGGTGGTACTCTTGCTTTGAGTTTGACCAATGGAAGCGGTGTAACTATCGGAGGTGTGAGCAATAATCAAATAACTGTGAGCAAGTTGGTAGATATTGCCAAAGGTAATTATGTGTGGGATATGCAGGTGACTTTCAGCGGTGGTGTTGTAAAGACATACCTTGAAGGTGATTTTGTTGTTTATGATGATGTAACTAAACCATAAGAGATGAGTATTGATGTAAATGTTCAGAATGATTTAGTAATAGTTACTGAGAGCAGTGAAGACATAACAGTAAACGTTAGCAATGCCCCTGGTCCTGCGGGTGTAGGTGTTCCTACTGGTGGCACTACGGGTCAGGTGTTGAAGAAACTAAGCAATACTAATTACGATACATATTGGGCATTAGATGGTGGTGGTGTTCCTTATAGCGGTGCAACGGGTGATGTTAATTTAGGCGAATACGGATTAACGGCAGGACAATTAACTCTTGACACTACACCAACGGGAACAGCGGTAGTTGGTACTACGAGATGGAACGATGCAATAGGAAGCAGTGAGACCACTTTAAAAGGTGGCAATGTAATCTTGAAGAATGGTGTTGACTTGGTGGCAAGAGTGGTGAACAAGGTTAGTCCTAATACTACATTAACCAAAGCAGCATACCAAGCTGTACGGGTAAGCGGTGCTCAGGGTCAGAGGTTAGCGGTTGCACTTGCTCAAGCAAACAACGATGCGAATAGTGCTGACACTATTGGTCTTGTTATTGAGACAATAGCAACCAATCAGGAGGGGTTCATCATGACTGTTGGGCAACTTGAGAACATCAACACAACGGGAAGCCTACAAGGTGAAACGTGGGCAGATGGTGATGTACTTTATTTATCACCTACAACAGCAGGAAGAATAACAAAGGTCAAACCAACGGGTAATGGTCATATTGTAGTCATAGGATACGTTGAGTATGCTCACGCTAATAATGGCAAGATATACGTTAAGGTGATGAACGGATGGGAGTTGGATGAACTCCATGACGTTGCCATAGTTTCACCTGCTGACAATCAAGTTCTAACCTATGAAGCGAGTAGTTCGCTTTGGAAGAACAAAGCAATACCAACCTTATCAGATGGAGACAAGGGAGACATCACAGTTAGTTCAAGTGGTGCAACTTGGACAATAGATAACGGAGTAGTTGGTGTTGCTAAACTTTCAGCAACAGGTACTCCATCCTCAACAACATACCTAAGAGGTGATAACACTTGGGCAACTGTGAGTGGTGGTGGTACTCCTGCTGGTTCTAATACTCAGATTCAATATAATAATAGTGGTGCTTTTGGTGCGAGTGCAGGATTGGTGTATAGTGATTCTACGGGAGTAATGACATTGAGTAAGAGTCAGAATGCATTAACTAATTTAGAAGTAAAAAATGCAACTTCAGGTTCTTCGGCTTATGCACAATTGCAAGTTACTGCTGGCAATAATTCATTTATAATGGCAAAGTATTCTGGCAGTACAAGTCCATATAAAATAATATCTGCAAATGATGGATACCTTTACAATAGTTTTAATGTTGGAGATATTGCCATATTGAACGATAATTCAAGTGGTAGAATAAAATTTGCAGCAGGTAGTACATCTACCGCCCAAATGACCCTTACTGCAGCAGGCCGCCTATTGTTGGGAACAACGACAGAGAGTACGTTTTTACTCGATGTCAACGGCACTGCGAGGGTGAGTGGTAGATTATATTCAACAGGTGGGATTGATTCATTAACTGCACCTATACTTGCTTATGATGGTGGAGCAGCAAATAGTAGAGCAGGTTTAGGCATTTCAAGTGGTACATTAAATGTATTTGGTCCAAATAATTTATTATTAGGTGTTCTAAAAGACCAATCAACAATGACAACATCAAATGCAAATATTTGGTTGTCTAATGGATTGACTCAAGTTAACACTGTTTTTGATGCATCTTCTTATAAATATATATATGCTCCAGTTTCTATATCTTCAGCAATAACTGCATCATTTGGAGCAGCAAGATTCCATAATACTTATAACGCATCAACAACAACATATACACAATATCCAATTTTATCAATAACAAGAGCAGGTGAAAGTGGTGTAGGTTATGATATGTCTGCATCATTTGGAATTAGGAGAAGAATAGTAGGGGGGAATACACCAAAGACAACTATTGATTTGAATGTTGGAGAAACTGCAATCAATGGTTATCCTGATGTAACTATAATGACAATTAGTGCAACTGGTGTAGGTATAAATAATACAACACCAAACACATCAGCAATGCTTGATGTTACATCAACTACACAAGGATTTTTGCCACCTCGGATGACAACCACACAAAAAAACGCAATCGGTACACCTGTAGCAGGTCTGCAAGTATACGACACAACATTAAATCAAATGTCATATTACAATGGCACAACTTGGGTAAACTTTTAAAATAAAATAAAAATGGCAAAACAAATCTCGCCTGTTACAATATGGGCAAACGGAACAAGTAAAGATGCTGAGTATCTTCAAGTGACTGGCATCAATGATAATTATGAAAGCAGTGCTACAAATTATTGGGCATTGTTCACCAAAGTCACTACTGATGGTGTTGATTCAATGGGTGAGCAAGTTGCTCAAGGTAACTTGACAATCCAAGGGCAGGATTATATTGATTGGGGAAATCAGCCTGCAATGGATATCAATACTTGGATTTATGATTGGGTAGCAGAGCAACTGAACCTTACTATCATCTAATGAGTGCAGTAACTCAAATAACGGGAACGGGTATACTTAACGCAGTACCTACAACAAGAACGCTCACAATCGGTGGGGTCACTTTAGACCTATCGGCAGACAGAACTTTTACAGTTAGTACTGGACTTACATCTGTGGGTATATCAGTTCCTACAGGTTTTAGTGTTGCCAATTCTCCGTTAACTGCAAATGGCACAATAGCATTATCTTTTGCAAGTGGTTATGCTTTGCCTACAACAGTCAAGCAAGGGCAATGGGATGATGCCTACACTTTTGTAGGTGCTTTCCCATCTCAGACAGGCAATAGCGGTAAGTACCTTACAACTAATGGAAGCGTTCTTTCTTGGGCAACAGTTAGCGGTGGAGGTACACCAGGCGGTACAAGTGGAGAGATTCAGTTCAATAATGCAGGAACATTTGATGGTGCTGCCAATGTTGAAATAGATGGAGGTGATTTGGCATTAATAGATGGTGGATTCCCTACAACACCATCAGCAGGAAAGACTAAGGTCTTTACTGATGCAATGGCATCAAGGAGGTTAGTTGGTTCTATTGATCCAAACGGTAATCACTTTGATTTCCAACCTGCATTATTCAATTCAACCATCTTTATGTGGTTGCCAGGTACGGGAACAACCTTAGCAATCAATTGGGGTACTTCATACACTGCAAGAAACAATGGTAACGCTGCTGCACAGGCAACACCTGCAAGGGCATCAACAAACGCAGTCACCTCAATGAATCGTGCCACATTTGGTACGGGTTCTACTGCAACGGGTGCAAGTGGTATTCAGTCAACTGATACAGTTGCTTGGATGGGTAATGCTGCCAATCTTGGTGGGTTCTTCTTTTATTCAAGATTTGCTCTTGAGGCATTGAGTGGTACATCAAGGTTCTTTGTTGGTGTTTCTGCTAACAACGCTACAATGTCAGCAGATAGTTCCACATGGAACAATACCATTGGAATCGGAAGGGATAGCGGAGACACTACACTTCAGTTCATTATGAGGAATAATGGTACTGTTACAACCAAGAGGAATACAACCATCACTCCTGCTACTACTGATATATTTGATATTTACATATTTGTGAGACCTAATACTTCTGAAGTTAATTGGGAGTTAAGGAACGCAGTAACCAATGCGGTATTATCAACGAATACTGAGACTGTAAACCTTCCATCAAATACCACCTTTATGTATATGCAAGCACATATTCAATCAGCATCAGGTACAACTGCAAAACTATTGGCATTGAATCGTATGTACTTAGAATCAAACTTATAATATGGCATTGACATACAAATATGTAATAAGGCAGTCGGTTAATATGCTATATTATACAGAAAACCATTCAGTAGATATGGCAGATAGATGGAGTCCTAACTTCTTGGATGCTCAACTTTATGATACTAAGGCATTAGCAGAGGCTGAGATTGAAATTGATGAGCATGGTGCTATTTATTTTCAAGTACAAGAAATAACAATAAAACTTTAAAAAATGACATTAACTGAGTTGAAAGCACAAGCGTATGACATCCTTGCACAGATTGAGTATTTGCAGAAACAGTTGCAAGAAACGAATGCTAAGATTGGCGAAGAACTACAAAAAGAGAAAAACGAGAATGGATAGCAAGAGCATTGGAATGTGTACAGCGACTATACTACTAAACGTATGGGCAGATATTGCTCTTTCGGATGTTGGTATAGTCGTTGCTATTATAGCAGGATTGTCGACAATAGCATACAACGTGTATAGGCTTTATAAAGAGATGAAGTCATGAGGCAGTTTTTTACAGAGGACAGCAACAGATTAAGCATGAAGCGGTTTTGTGCCTTCATTGGTACGTTATCTCTTTGTGCTGTGACCATCTATAAACCATCTGAGGAAGGCATCTATGCTTTAACTTTTATAGTTTCCTCAGCACTTGGGTTTACATCAGTTGAAAAAATATTCAAGAAATGAAAATCAAACTTGACCCTCTTAACGTATTGCTGATAGCATTCATATCAGTATTTTTTATTTTTTGGTTGGTATCTTGCAATCCAGTAAAGCAAGTCCTTCGAGATGAGGACAAACTTCAGCAAGTTGCAAGGGTCATTGTCAATGGGGGATGGTGTGCTAATGATACCACTTACATAACTAAGTCAGATACACTTGTCAAGGTTGACACATTGGTTGAGGTGTATACAGATACTGAGGTAGTAACGCTAAACGATACTACCTATTTCACCAAATGGAAGACCAAGACCATTGCCAAAACTATAACCATTAGAGATACATTGAAGTCATACATTGTAGACAATGCTCGTGTGAAGTCATTGCAGAGCGATTCAACCACTTTAACGATAAAGATGAATGAGTACAAGCAAAAAGCAAACATTCGCCTATCTTGGTTGATATCGCTTCTCATTATCGCAGCGGTTTACGTTTACCTAAAACTAAAAAAAAAATGAGTTTCAAGAAATTGTTCCAAGTGCTTGGTACTATTAATGAGGTATTCACCAAAAACCAATATAGAAGATGAAGGATCAAAGAACACTTGAAAGGATTAAATTGATGCACCCAAAGTTGATTAAAGAGGTTGAGGAGATTTATGATGAGATATGTGAGGCATTAACTGGTAGGGCAATCTGTAGGTTTACATCTACACTTAGAACATTTGCCGAGCAAGATGCACTTTTTGCAAAGGGTAGGACTGCTCCAGGTGGTAGAGTTACCAACGCAAAAGCAGGGATGTCCATGCATAACTACGGGTTAGCACTTGACATTGTTTTAATTAGGGATGGGAAGGATGCCATATGGGATGTAAAGGTAGACCTTGATGGTGATGGAAAAAGTGATTGGATGGAGATAGTGACTATCTTCAAAGAGCATGGATGGGAGTGGGGCGGTGACTGGAAGTTCTACGATGCTCCACACTTTCAAAAAACTTTCGGTTATTCGGTTAGGCAATTGTTAGCATTGAGAAATGCGAAAAAGGTAGATGCAAATGGGTATGTTTTAATATGAAAAAAGTAAACATTGCAAGAGAGTACAGAGAGAAGTACGGGTGGGATATGCCCACTTTGAAACTTGCAAGGATTATGTTTTCAGAAAATAAGTTACTATTCTCTAATTTGGAACACGCAAGAAGCAATTTAAGGGCAATAGAAAACAAGAAAGGCAAAGGAGAAATATATAAAACAAATAAAATCATTCCTGATAGACCACGAAATCCATACAACCTTCCCGAATCAGATGAGGCAATATATGAACCTTATCACTTAGATGCTAAGCGTTTGTTGGTACTTTCCGACATCCACATACCCTACCATTCCATAGATGCAATCACTTGTGCATTTGATTTTGCAAAGAATGAGAAACCCGATGCTATTCTTCTCAATGGGGATACACTTGATTTCTTTGGATTGAGTAGGTTTGCTAAAGACCCCAAGGCAAGGTCATTTGCTCACGAGTTAAAGACCTTCAAGGAGTTTATGGATGTGCTGAAAAAGACATTTGATGCAAAGATTTATTTCAAGGTCGGAAATCATGAAGAGCGTTATTTCCATTTCCTATGGATGAAGGCACATGAGATTGTAGGAGTAGAAGAGTTTGAACTTGAGAACATAATCAAGGCAAGGGCAGAAGGGATAGAGATAATTAAAGACAAGCGGATAATGAAAGCAGGTGATCTAAATATTATTCATGGTCATGAGTTCGGTGGGTCTGTATTCAGTCCTGTAAACATTGCAAGGGGTCTTTTTCTTAGGGGTAAGGTATCTGCTATGCAAGGGCATAACCATCAGACCAGTGAGCATACTGAGTCTAATATGAATGGTGAGATAACTACAACCTGGTCGCTCGGTTGCTTATGTGAATTGCATCCTGCCTATCTCCCCATCAACAAATGGAACTGGGGTTTTTCGCTTATAGATATTAATGGTCAAGACTTTGAGGTAAGGAACAAAAGAATCTTTAACGGCAAAGTTCTTTAGCATGGAAGAAGACCTCATTTTGGGCGAAGGCGAAGAGGTTGAGGATATCATTGAAGAGGTAGGGTATACCTATCCCGAATACATATCTGCCTCAGTTGAGGTCTTGACAATGCTTGAAACTGCGAATCCAATGACAAGGGAAGAGGTGCAAAAGATGCAGGAATTGAAGAAATTATGCTTGGAGATGCTTGAATATTCCGTTAAAAATATGCACAAGATGCTATTTACTACTGATACTTGACTGTGTTCATTGTGTTTTATTAATGTGATTTGCCCCTGATATTTCTATATTGGGGGTCTTTTTTATGGGTAAACGCTAAAAAATATTTTAAAAAAGATTAAAAATTATTTGGTAGTATGAAATAAAATATTATCTTTGATATATCAAATCACAATCAAAAACACAATTATGAAAAAGCAAAAAGTAAAAATCCTCGGTCAGACAGTAACAGTAGGAAGCAAATTGCACCTTGAATTATTAGCACAGGTTAAGCACTTCAATGACCTTTTGAAAAGCGAATCTAATTAAATACTACGGGGCGAGGCATCCTACACCTCATTAAATCACACAAAAACCAAAAACAATGAAACCAAAAACCATCATCACTTGGGCAACAATTATCGCAATGCTTTGGGTAGTCGGTCAACTTCAAGACCAATTTTGTAGGTAATGAATACAAAGAAGATACTGCAACCTATATGGGTAAAATGCAGATTATGCAAGTCACTTTATACAATCACAATAAAAACGCAAAGCAAATGTCCAAGATGTCATTGCCTAAATGGATGGACCTAAACACCATTGAAAGACACAAACTATTAGGAGAACTTATTGATGGTATGATTTATAGCGGAGAAGCTGTGTCTCATGCTCAAGAATTGGTTGAAACCTGGAGACTGAAAGGTTATATTAAATCGGTAATACTGCCTTATAATGAAGAAGAAACCTGCCCCGAATGTGATGGGAAAGGTTGCAATGAATGTGTAATAATTTTAAATGATGAACAATGAAAAAATGTACTTACTGCAAGAAAGAGAAACCAATTGAGCAATTCAATAAGAACGCCTCTGCTAAAGACAAACACGCACACAGATGCAAAGCCTGTGAGAAGGCAATTAAGGACAATAAAAAAGATATCTATTCGGATTTGTATCGTATTTTTTAATAATCAAAACAAAGACAATGACAAGTAAAGACCTCAGAAAATTAAGAAGAGACAAGGAAGTTACCCAAGAAAAACTTGCAGAGATCAGTGGAATCTCACTTGCTACAGTCAATCGTGCTGAAAAGACTGGCAAGGTTAGACTTAGTACAATGCAAAAATTATTTCAAGTTTTAGAAGAAATTAATTAACTTTAACATTAAATAAATCACAACAATGAAAAAACAAGTCACAACTAATGTCAGAGTCCCTGCGGAATGGTTAAAGGTTAGCATGAACGACATCATGATAATGGTAACCGCTACCATTAATGATGCAGAGGATTACCTTGATGTCAATGTTAGGGAGATTCTTATGCCAGGTTACCACTGCCTAAACATCCTGCCTCAGTTCCATTCTGCATTCTATGAGTTGGTAGAGCAGAAGTGCATGGATGCTTACACGTTCAAGATGGATTCAGAGTATGACCACGAATACTATTCTGATTATGCCTTCTGAACGAATTGAGATGACCCTTGCAGTCAATGGTGAAGTCCGTGCTACTGCATTTCCACAGCGTACCTATGAAGGGATAGAGACACAAAGAAAGCAATGGTACTACTTTTATGGACTTAAAAGCATTAAAGATTGGGAGATATACATTTCTCATAGGTCACCAATGAAAGAGAATACACCATTTAGAATTACTAAACCTTTTCCTTATCAAATAAAATCACAACAAAATGACACAACAGAATCAAGACCAACAAGCCTCTATTGCGAACCAGTTAATCTTGCAGGGGGACTTATCGAAGTTGTCGGCAAACGACAAAGTGAGGTACTATAATGGGTACTGCGAAAGGATGGGACTTGACCCATTTACCAAACCATTTGACATCCTAAGACTTAACGGCAGAGAGGTACTTTACTGCACAAGGTCAGGAACTCAGCAATTGAATAAACTCCATAAGGTATCGCACTTGATTACCTCAAGGGATACCAATGCAGATGCAGGGGTTTACATTGTAACTTCTAAGGCATCCCTTCCTGATGGTAGGTGTACTGAATCAATTGGTGCAGTCAACATCGCAGGACTTAAAGGTGAAGCATACGCCAATGCCATTATGAAGGCAGAAACCAAGGCAAAACGAAGGGCAACGCTTGACTTGTTAGGATTAGGCGTTCTTGATGAATCAGAGGCAGAATCAATCCCTAATGCAGTCTCAGGGGCATTGCAAACAATGGTTGAAGCATTGCCTCAGATGGAAGTGGAAGCGGTTGAGGTTATTGAAACAGAGGCAGAAGAAGAGAAGACCATTGGTAGACTAATGATTGCCATTAAAAAAGCGGAAACCATCGCAGACCTCAAGAGCATTTACGATAGCAATAAACACAAAATTGAAACCAATAAATTTGTAAAAGATGAACTCAAGAAACGAAAATCTGAACTTGTTAAAGCTTAATGAAATAAAGGTGGGGGATATTGCCCCCACTAAGTTTGGCATTGAACTTATGGCAGATGCTATCCAAGAACAAGTCAACGATGGTCTGGTTGATCCCTTAGAGTTAGCAATCAAGTTCAATAGTTTGGAGCAATTAATCAAGTCGGTAAAATCTCGAATAACCGAGAATGTTCTTGCAGAACTTATGAAGCACCCAAAAGGGAAGGCAGAGGTACTTGGGGCATCAGTATCTCAGATGGATTCGGTAAAGTATGACTTCTCAGACCTTC